GTGTCGGAGCCACGCGGAGCCCGGGGGGGGTCAAAAGAGATGCCTTTAGGGGGAGGTTCTGGGGTGTGCGCCGCCGCGTCGAGCTGCGCCTGCACGCTGGCCTGCCGCCGCTTGTCCACAAATGCCAGCATGCCCTTGGCTTGGATGCTGATGGCCTGCTTGGTCACGCCGAACATCTCGCCGATCTCCTTGCCGTTGAGATGACCAGGTGCCCGGAGGATGAGGCGCATGAGCTCCCAATGCCGGCGCACCCGAGGGTCCCGCGTGTAGCCAAGCATCTGCACCACGTCGTTGACGATGTTGGCCACCTGCTCGCGGGAGATAAACTCATCCTGCTCGACGCGCACCTCGTTGGGCTTGTACGCCCAGATGGCCGCCTGCTCGTAGATTGGGAAGACATGGTCATGCGTGCGGGCTTCGCTGTAAGGGCCGGCGCCTTCCTCGCGCAGCTTGTCCTGCTGCACCTTGGGCAGGGACTTGAACCAGGCGTCATAGCGCTTGGCGTGTTGGCGGTCCTCCTTGCTCGCCGCGTAGTCGAAGCCGTTGAGCCCGGGCATCAGTGTATCGGCCCCTCCGACTCGCTCATCCACTCGTCCAGGAACTCGGCGTCATACTCGCACGTGAACTTCTCGCCGTCGATGTGGACCACCATGCCGGGCCTCTGGTGTGTTTCCTTCTCGGGCGCGTTGATGCCGTATCGGTCAAATGCCGTCCCCTTCTCCTTCTCTATGTTCACGATCTCAACGACCTCCACGGCCGACACGAAGGTCGTGTCAACGTACAGCTCGCCGCGTGTGGCAAGGTCGAGGACGTAGCGCATGTATGGGCATAGTAATGACTAGCCCAAGCGCCGAGGTAAGGACAAAAGATTGAACCGAAGGCCAAGGGGTCGGATGGGGGTCGTTGTGTAAGCCGATAACCTGCCGTGCTATCCGAAAACAAACTTGTGTTTGGTGTGTCAAAAACAAGACGCCGTGCGTGGCGTATTAGTGCCCGCTCGGGAACATTACCCGCCAGATGTGGCGTCCAGCCTAGGATTGTTCCCGCTCGGGAATAGGTCCCCACCCCCGTGAGGGTGAGGGTGCTGGTCGGGCCGACTCGGGTTCGGAATACGATACAGCGAAGGTGGGTCAGGTGTTCGTCTTTTAGTCCGAACCTATGGGCGCTCCCATCGTGCTTCTTACACCAACACCTGTTAAGTTTTAAGACTACTTTTCATAGTCCGGTTATTACGCTAGGCTGGCCATGTTGCAACAAGTGCCTTTGCTACCCCACCACGGGGCATCGTGTTATCCTGCCGATGAACAGTAGAGCCTAGACCTTGCCAGCGTCGTCGCCCTTGTCAACGCAGTGGTTCACCCATGCGCCGAACTCGCCCAGGAACGGGTCGTAGGTCATCAGCTTGTGCCGGCGAAGGCGATGGCAGAAACTCTCGTAGCTTCCCGCGTACTTGCCGTCAAGGAAGGCCAGCAGCTCTTCCTTGGTCAGCGTGGCCGGCAGGGTGGCGAGGCGGGAGATCAGAGCGGCGTGGTTGTCGCGGCGCACCTGGGCGGCACGGGCGACGGCGCGTTGGCGGATGTTCTCCATGTGCTCGCGGCGTTCCCTCCAAGCCTTCTGGCGGCGGCGGCGTAGTTCGAGCATCTTCAGGATAGTTTTGGATGTGGTCATAGGTTTAAAGTCTTTGTATTTCCTTAACTGGCCCACCCTTAGGTTTAAGTAGGTTTAAACGTAGGGTTGCCGAGCATCCCACGTAGTGGGTAAATGCGAAGGCATACCCACATTGTAGTATTACAATGACGGAAACAGATAAGGAAAAAATTACAGAGGTAAGCAACGGCACGGGCTTTGCCAAGGATTGGCTAGGAGGCGATTTAAGGTGGGGGTGCGGCCTTAAGGCTGTCCTACCCCTCACCGAATGCTATCCCCGCCCCTAGACCCCTTGGCGGGGCTGGAATGGGGCTTCCCTTGGGCGGGTAGGCTATCCCCTAGGGCATAGACCCAGCGGAGGGTGCCGGGCTGGGTCGAGTGGGCCAGTTTCACGTAGGGGACGAACTTGCCTTCAGAGTTGCGCAGGCCGGATCGCGTCTGGCGCTTGGAGAAGCCGAAGCGGAAGGTTGCCTGCTCTTCCCCTTCCTCGGGCTTGGTTCTAAACAAAAACCCCGAATCTCGTGCGAAATTGCACCATTCTGCCGCTCCACTTCCTAGATAGGCCAGCTGCTGGGGCATCATGCTGTCGAGGTCGAGGCCGGCGGTGGGTTTGTTGGTATGGTGGTAGTAGACCAGGGCGACGCCGGTGCGCTGGAGGAGCGGGAGGATGAGGCCGCGAAGGAAGGCGGAGGTTTCCTTCTGATCGGCAATCTCGAAGTCCACAAATGCAAGAAGGGGGTCCACCACCACGACGTCTGGGTTGTACTGTTTGATGTAACGCTCCAGGGCCTCGACGAAGGCGGCGCCGCGGGCCTTGGTGTTGCGCACGATAAAGAGCTGCTCCTTGAGTCGGGCCTTCTCGCCCATGGTGAAGTCTCGCGTCGAGCCGGCCCACATCTCGGCCATGTCGCCGAAGTCGTTCTCGGAGTTGATGAGGAGCATCTTGAGCGGGCGGACTGGCTGGAGGCCGAACAGGTTGAGCCCGAGCGCCCAGTGGGTGCACATCTGCATGCACAGGGTGGACTTGCCGGTGCCGGCGAAGCCGACGATCTGGAGGGCGTACCCTTTGCAGAGCCAACGGCGCTCACGTCCGACGAGGACAGTGGGGTCGGCGGCGGAGTCGAAGCCGTCCATCTGCTCCAGGTCGAACACCTCGGTGCCGTCGGCGGCCTGCTGGAGGGCTTCGTCCTGCTGGCCTTTCCACGCGGCCCACGCTTCCCAGTTGGGCAATCCCTGGTTGATGTCAATAAGAGCCTGCCGCTTGTCGCCACGGATCGCGCAAGGGAGGCGGGTGAAGCGCGACGGGTTCTTGTTCTGCTTATCGGGCGGGCAGTCGGCGAAGAGGGCGAAGACTTGGGCGACGCGGGCGTCGTACTCGGCGCGGTCCTTGGCGTCCACGCGGACCCAAGCGTGCACGGACTTGCCGCCCGAGTCCACGATGGCGGTGACGGGAAGGTTGGAGCGGGCGATGCGGGCGCGCTGCTCTTCCTTGGTGCCGGTGTCCCATTCAAGCAGGACGTGGCGGTAGGCGGTGATGCTGGCGTCCTTGCCGTCGGCGTCCTTGACGGGGTTGATGCGGACGAAGGAGCCGGCGGGGCCGCCGTCGAGCTGCGCGTCGAGGCCGATGAGGTTGTTCCAGTCGGTGGCCGTCTTCACGATGCCCTTGCCGGCGGGGCGTCCCTTGCCATCGGCGCCGAGGTCGGCGGGCGTCTCGATCTGCACCTGCTCGTCGGGACGGAAGGCCGCGAAGAGGAAGTCGGTGAAGGTGAGGAACTCGGAGGGGGCGACGATGGCCGGCGAGGAGGGGGGAGGCAGGTCGGCCAGGGTGGCGGTCTTAGGGGGCTGGCTAATCTTCACGCTGGGGCTGGCTGGTTTAAAGTCTGGCACGTGGGGCTTGGCGCCGTCGAGCAGCCAACCCTTGGGCTTGTCGTGGGCACGGCGGCCGGCCTCGCGAATCTTGCGCTCCAGCTCCTTCTCGTCCCAGGAGGGCGAGCACTTGGTGTTGTTGTACTCGCGGAGGAGGTCGAGGGCGGTGGCGTCGTCGAAGGCGTAGCCGTGGGCCAGCACAGTGGCGGCGCGGAAGAGGGCGTCGTGGCCCTTCTGGCCTTCGATGGACTCGGGGAGGGTGGCAAGGTACTTCCTTGCCCGGGCGATTAGGTCGTCGGGGTTTTGCATGGCTTGCGGGGAGGGGTATGCCTAGCGGGTGGGCTTCTGTCGAGCCTTCTTGCGGGCGGGGCCGTAGTAGGGGGCGCGGCGGACGTACTTGCCGGTGTAGCGGCGCAGCTCGATGCGCTCCAGGATGCCGGCCTTGACGCCTTCGCCGAGGTAGCGCTTGGCGCAGGAGCGTTTGCACTTCCAGCGCTTCTCCCAGTAGTCGATTGGGTGGAAGCCTGGCGGGGCCTTCTCGGCCTGCTTCTGGATCTCGGAGACGATGGCGTCGAGGATGTCGTCCTTTACGCGGAAAGACGCGACGATGCTGTTTCCTTGGCTCATTTGGCGCGGGGGTCCCAGAAGTTGACAGTCGTGGGCATTATCCAGCGGCGGCCGACGCGGTGCACCAGCCAGCACTTATAATCGTCGCCGTCGATGATGCCGGCCCCGAAGCCGTTGCCCCACCTTGACGTCATCATGCGCGTGCCAGCGTAGCGTTGGCGGGGGATGTCGCAGAGGCAACCAGCGGAGAAGGCCACGCCGCCGTGGAACTTGGAGAGGTTGACCTGGGCGAGTGTGTGGTCGTGGCCGGCCATCCAGAAGCCGCCCTCGGGGGCGTAGTGAAGGCCCTGCTTCACAGTCGAGCCGGCGCCGAAGGCATAGCCGTGGCCCCATCGGCCAGGGCCTACGGAAAGGATGCCCTCTTCGGCGTGGTATGGCAGGATCTCCTTGAAGCCGTAGCAGCGGGCGTTGGTCTCGACCTCTTTCCAGACGGACTCGACGCGCTCGACGAGCAGGGCGTTGGTCTCGGTCTCCATGATGTGGTGCACGCGGGCCTCGTGGTTGCCGGGGAGCCAGACTTTGCGGGCCTTCTTGCCGGCGGCGCGGCCGAGCTGGCGCATGAACTCGTTGCCGGCCTTGATGTCTTCCTTGAGGGATTGCCCGGTCTCGCCCTTGCTGGCGTTCTGGCGGAGGGAGCGGAAGTCGTACTGATCCCCGCCGGCGATGACCAGGTTGGGCTTGAAGAAGGCGATGTACTGCATGAGCGCGGCCATGGAGTCCTTGCAGACCATGTCCCCGTGGGAGTCGGACGCGAAGACGAAGCGGACGGGCTCGCTCACGACTGCTTGCCCTCCTTGGCATCGTTCCATTCATCGGCAAGAGCTTTGGGGCGTTCTCCGGCCATGCCCTGGAGGCCGCTGGCCATAGCGTCCCCGGCCTTGGTCAGCCGCTCGACCTCGGCCTTGAGGCTATCGCATTCGACTGCCAGCACGCTGTTCTCCGCTTGGCGGGCTTGGCACTCGGCCTTGAGGCGGGTCTGGTCATCAATCAAGGCGGCGACCTGTGTCTGCAAACCATACACCTCGTTGTTGGCTTTCTGCCATTCACGCACAAGTCTGTCCTCGTTCTCCTTTTCCATCTGAATGTCGGAAGTCAGCCGCTCGACCTCGGCCTTGAGGCGGGCGATGGTGTCCTTAGACTGCTCGGCGGCGTAAAGGTAGGCGGTGGTCATGTCACGCTCGTCGCCCTTGCGTAGCCTTTCGACCTCGGCCTTGAGGCGGGCGTTCTCGGCCTTCAGCTCGCCGATGCGCTTCATCATCGACGCTTCGAGAGAGATGCTCACAGGCGCACCTTGCCTTTCACAGTGCGGGGGCGGTAGACCTTGGCGATCGTGATGCCCAGGCGGCGGGAGCCCGCGTAAAGGGTCGGGTAGGGGATGCCGGACTCGGCCGCAGCTTGACGGAGTGTCAGGCCGCAGGCCCGGGCCTTGAGCAGGGTCTGCTCCACGCTGTCGCTGGTCTTGCGCTGGGGCGTGGCCTTGATGTTGGACGCAAGCAGGTTGCCTCCCTCTCGTCGGGCGTTGAGGGTCGAGCCGCCGCCCCAGGCTAACTTCCGCCGGCAACCAGCGGGCCACGTGGCGCCGACCTTTTCGAGGAAGGCGTTGACGACCTCGACCTTGACCTTGGCCATCTCGGCGGCCTCGTGGGCGGTAAAGTTCTGGCGGTAGGCAAGCCGGCATTGGGCGGCGAGGCGCTTCTCTTCGGGGGTCCACTTGCCCTGGTCCTTGAGCCAGTTGCGGTGGATGCCGGAAGGGCAGCGAGAGAGGAACTTGAGGCGGGCCGGCGTGATGGCCCACTTCTTGGAGAGGTCGTACAGGTCGGCGGGGGTGTCCCCGTAGCCGGCGAGGGTGAAGGGGTCGATGCTCACAGGTTCCAGAGTTTGGCGGTGCGGATGCCGGCGAGCAGGACGGACTCCTCGTCCCCGCTGGTGGCGAAGTGGGTTTCATCCATGGGGACGGCGGCAAGTATCTCGTTGAGGTTCATTTCCTCCTCATCGTTGGCGGCCTTCCAGCCGTGGCGAACCACGTGTACAGTGTGCAGTTTTACGGACCACTTATCGCAGATCTCCTTGGCAACCTCGTACTCGTTAAGGTAGCGCCAGTCGGTCACTACGATGGACTGCTCGGCTCGCAGGTTGATGATGGCGTTCTCCAGGATCCTTGCGAATACCTGCTTATTGCGCCGGCGCATGGCCTTGCCGAACTCGACGAAGAGCGGCCTGTCGATGGCCTTTTCGGCGTCGTCGTTGTAATCGACTTTGATGCCAAGTTCGTTGGCAGCAACTTCGAGGGCGCGCTTGAGCTTGTCGGCGTACGCAAAGCGGATGGCGTCGGTGGCCCTAGCGCGGATGCCCTTGGCGAAGGTGTCTTTGCCGGAGCGGGCAAACCCGCAGACCAGAATGAGATGTTGAGGCAGGCTCATGGTCAGAAGGTATCGGGCGGGGTGAGCGTCTGGCCCTTCTTGGCCCAGGTCAGCTTGTACTTGTAGGTGGGCTGGCCGTCGCGGGGCTCGCCCGGGGTGACTTCGACGAGCGTCTCGGTGGTCTTGCCGGCGGCCTTGGAGACGTAGGCCACGTAGTCCTCGGGGGTCTGGCCGGCGAAGGCGCTGACGTACTGGCCGGACATCTTGCCGACCATCATGGCGAGGGAGTTGGCGTACTTGGTGCCGTAGGACTGGGACAGGCAGTTGCCTTCGGCGTCCATGAAGAAGACGCGGCAGGACATCGTGCCATCGTCCCAGGTGCGGACCTTCTCGACCTTGGGCTTGCTGACGCGGAGGTTGTAGATGCCGGTCTTCGTGATGGTCTTGAGGGCCGGGCGTTCGGGGGGCTGGTTCATTTGTTCTGGGTGGTTGGGTGGTTAGGAAAAGGAGAGGGGGATGGCTTCGCCGGGCTTCTTGTAGGGCTCGACTTTGATGATCTCGGCCGGGTAAGTCGGCCAGGAGTCGAACTCGGTGCACTTCTGGTAGGTCGTGATGGCCTCCAGCATCTTGATGCCTCCGTCGGCAATCAGCTCCTGGTCGAGTTCAAAGACGGCGCCCTCGTACGGGGCCTCCTTCTCGACGGCGATGATGCGGAACCCCTTGGGCGACTCGCCAAAGTTAAGTTTCCAGAGGTGCATGTACCAGGCGGCCTGCAGGCGGAAGTCCGGGTTGCGCTGCAGCTCGCGGCCGAAGCCGTAGGCCGTCGCCTCTTCGCGGGTCGTCTTCAGGTCGTAGATGTAGCCGTCGGCGCCGAGGAAGTCGATGCACCCCTTGAGCGGGACGCACATGTAGGTGGCCGACAGGGCGATCTCGGCGGCGTGCACGCGGATGCCGTGGGCGGCCATCACGGCGCGGAGGCCGTCGGCGTAGTGCAGGGCGTTGTCGTACTCGTCGCAGTCGCAGGGCAGGTCGGTGTCGGCCAGCGTGCTTTTCCAGTAGTCGTACGCCGCTCGGCCTTCCTTGGTGTTCTTCTTCACGTCCGGCTCGGGCTTGTAGCGCGCGAACAGGTCGGGCTGCAGGACGGCGGCGTGGGTCATGATGCCCTCGCGGAGGGCGGCGGTGGCCTTCGGGGGGTTGGCCAGGGCGTGGCGGTACTTCGCCGGCGAGCGGAGGAGCACCTTCGCCATGGTCTGGTTGAGGTAGCCGGTCAGGGTGTCGTAGCCCGTGCGGGTGATGGTGAACGCCTTCGCGGCGATGTCTTGGGTGGTGGGTAGGGACTGCATGTTGGGTTGGGTTGGGTGGGTGGAAAGGGGAGGGGTGCCCTGTGAACTATGGAACATGCCCGGATCCAATCGGGCGAAACACAGGGCGACCCCAAAGGGTCAGAGGGTGTCGTCGGGGTTGTCCACGGCGTCCTCGACGGCCGACATGGTGGTGTGCATGCCCTCGGCCTTCTCATGCATGTTGTGCAGGGAGACCAGGAGCACGGAGATGCCGGAGCGGAGGGAGTTGAGGCGCTCGCGCAGCTCGTCGAGGTCGTGGACGTCGTCGATGTGGTTGAGGTCGGTGACGGCCAGCACGGCGCGCAGGCGGGTGAGGTCCTCGCCGATGCGGTTGATGTCGGTCTGGGTGACGAAGGCCAGCAGGTAGGACTGCAGGGCGTTGGCCTCGGAGGAGAGGCGCTGGAGGTTGGCGCGGGCGGAGTCTTGGGGGCTCATGTGCGGGAAGGGATGGTGATCTCCTTGATGTCGCCGGGAGACTTCACGAAGTAGCGGACTTGGGAGCGCTTGAGGGTTGGGTAGGTGTGGACCTTCCACGCCCGCATCGTCGTCTCCAGCCCCTTGGCCGTCGCGGCGGTGCACTCCCAGAAGGCTTCCCCGTCCAGCAGGATCAGGAGGCCGTAGAGGTAGACGCCGTCCTTCTCGGCGAGGCGGATGATGGACTTGGGGATTTCAGCCATGGCGGCGCTTGTCGGCCCACTGTTGGCAGGCGTCGATGATGTCCTGGGGCGTGCAGTCCGGGGCGTGGCGGACGACGTACCAGAGTTGGTCGCCGGCCTCGCGCATGAACTCGTTGCGCTCTTCCAGCTGGGCGATGCGGGCCTTGGCGGCGGCGAGTTCGTTGATGCGCTCCAGGTTCTTCATGGCCTCGCCGATCGGGTCGAAGGGCTGGCCGCCGGGGGTGAGGAAGTCGCTCACAGCTGGGCCTCCTTGGCGACGGCCGCGTTGAAGGCCGGGTTGTTGGCGATGCTGGTGAGGTGCTCGGGGGTGAGGTCGGCCAGCCCCTGGCCTTCCTTGAGCCAGCCCTTGCGCTGCAGGACGCGGACGGCGGCCTCGGGGTGGGCGAGGTATCCCGACGGGCGGATGGTTTGAGGGGTCTGGCTGGCCGCAGGAGGCGTTTTGATGGAGGGGGAGAGGGTCAGTCCGTTCCCGTCGAGGTCGAGGTCCACGCTGACACAGCAGGCGGTCTGGATGGACTGCCGGCGGATGTAGGTCAGGGCGGCGCCAATCTTCTGGGGCTCGAGGCCGTCGGCCCGGATGAAGAGGTCGCCCCCGTCAAAGGTCGCGCCGTCGCGGTGGCGGAAGGAGGTGACCACGCCGATGCGGCCGTCGGGCAGGGTCCGCACGATCTGGGTGAGGGCCAGGTTGTGCTTGGCGAGGACGGGCTTCACGGCGTCCAGCAGCTGGTCGAGGGAAACGTACTTCGACCCCTTGAAGGCCGGGTTGGACTTGTTCGCGCTGACGTTCTCCAGCGCGTTGAGGGCGGCGACGAAGTCCGCGTTGGCGTCGGTGGCTTGTTTGCTCATGGGTGCAGGGAAAGGCTTACTTGCCGGCGGCGATGTCGTCGATGCTCTGCTGGTTGAGCACCTTGAGGTGGCCGTTGACGGAGAGGGACCAGTAGTTGATGTTGCCCTTGCGGCGGGGCTTGAGGCGGGCGGCGACAGTGCCGTCGTGCAGGATGATGTAGCGCGTGTCCTTGATGGGGACGGGCGGAGTGACCAGGGACTGCGTGGTCTGCTCGTTGACGGGGATGGGTTGTTTCATAGGTGGGAAAGTTAGTTGATGGCGCCACGGCGGGCGGCGTCCAGGATGAGCAGGGCGTCGGCGTTTGCCAGAGTCACCTTGAGCTCAGAGCCGAAGAGCTCGCCGGCGCGGGCCTTCAGTTTATTCTTCCAGGCGGTGGTGGTCAGGTCGCCCTTGGTGCCGACGGGGTGGGCCTTCTGCCAGATCGCGGGGCGGACGCGGTGGACCTCCCAGCCGCAGGCCACGGCGGCGCCGTAAAGGACGCCGGTGTTCCACATCAGTTTGCCGATGGCCGAGCCGGGGATGTTGCGGCCCGCGTAGAGTGGGGGCTCTTCGAGGTATAGCACCACCTTGTTGGCCTTGGTCGTGATGTCGGCCACTAGCTTACAGACCTCCCAATCGGTGCCGGGCATGTTGTACGACTCCAGCCCGAGGTTGTCGTGGAAGGTGACGATGGCGCCGGAAACGCCGGGGTCCACGGCGACGAGCAAAGGCTTGTTCATTTGGTGCGGGTCGCTTTCGCCAATCGGGCAACGACGACCCGAGTGATGGCGGGGCAGCGGGATAGGTCAAACCCTTTCGCCCTGAAGCCCGAGAAGCCTAGTTGGTGGGCGGCGTAGACTTCGCCGATCGTCGGGCGGCGGCCGAGGGCCTTGGTCAGGCGCTCCTCGTTGTACGTCAACCAGGAGGTGGCGTACTGGTGGCCGGCGATGGGGTCGAGGGCCAGGTCGTAGGAGTAGACGGGCAGGCCGTGGGCACGGCGCCAGCGGGAGGTATCGGCCCAAGCTGCGGGGAAGAATTGGCAGAGGCCACGCTCGCCCAGCCGGCCGATGGCGCGGGGGTTGTTGGCGGACTCGACGCGGATGATGGCGTCAACCTGGGCGGGAGTGATCGCGGGGAGGCACGTGGCCGACGCGAGCAGGAAGAGCAGGGGCTTCACGACTGGGAGGTGGGGTGAAGGTTGCCGGTGAAGAGCTCGCCGTCCTTGTCGCGATAGCGCCACTTGAGCAGCGCACGGCCGGAGGGGGAGAGGTGGGCGTAGATGTCCACGTCGGTGCACCCGAAGAAGACCAGCATCTGCTCGGCCTCGGCGGCCTGTTGGGCCACCTGCTCGTTGGCGTACTTCGGGGTCCAGTCGCCCTGCATGACGCGGTCCCGGGCGTAGGCGATGCCCTGGATGAGGGTCTGCACCTCTTGGGAGGGGTTGCCGAGGTAGCTCATCAGTTGAGGGGCTGGCGGGCGGTGTAGGTCAGGCGGATGTCGCCCAGGTCGTCGCTGTAGTCGAGGAAAGCCTCGATGCGGCCGAGCGCGTTGACGTTCACAGTCAGATCGCGGATGCCGGAGGCGGAGAGCACGGCGGTCAGGTCGCTGACGGCGTTGTTCACGACGTCCTTGGCCGACCCCTTGGAGCCGCCGGCGAGGAGCCACTGGGCGCCGTCGAGGTTCTCGCAGAAGTTGGCCAGGGCGTTGCGCACGGGGTCGTCGCGGTGGGCCTTGCGGATGGAGGGACGCATGTCGGGGGCGTGGGCGTTGGCGTCGGGCATGTTAGAACTTCGGGTTGTCGATGATCTCCAGCAGGGACGGGCCGTCGGCAAGCAGGAGGATGTAGGCCGCCAGCGCGAGGCCGGCGAGGAGGGCGAGGATGAGCTTCATGGCTTGTTGTTGGGTTGGGAGATTAGAGGGAGCCGGTGAGGCAGAGCGCGGTCCGCAGGGTGCTGGTCTGCTCCTTGTTGATGCGCTTGCCTTTGATGAGCTGCAGGGCGGCATGGTAGGCCACGCAGGCGATGATGTGGGAGTCGTTGGCGTCCTCGAGGTCGCACTCGTAGGCGTCGTGATCGGCGTAGAGGCCGGCCTTGTAGGTGGCCTGCACCTGATTGAGGTTGCGGACCTGTTCTTCGACGATGGCCGCGAGGGCGAGGAGCACGCTGGGCTTTTCGACGATAGTGACGAGTTGGGTTTCGGTAGTCATGGCTTGGTTGGTGGGTACGGGGATGAGTAGGCAACACCTTTGCCAAGGTTGCAAGGCAAATGTTTTGGAAAGTTTCCAAAGGGGGGTTTGCCGGAGGTCATTTGGATACTCCCACCCGTCCCCTAGATACCCCCGCCAAGGGGTCTAGATTGCCCTAGGAAGCCTTTTGAGCCCGGGGACGATAGAAGACCCGCACCAGCACCGCCGCGAGGACGGAAAAGGACCCGACCGCCAACGCCCACCCGAAGTCGCGGATGGTCTGGAGGGCCAGCGTGGCCGTCGATAGTTGCCGCTCCAGGTTCGCGTCGTCGCTCTTCAGGTCCTTGCCCCCGTCCACGATGATGAGGGCCATGGTCTGGGAATTGCCGAAGGCCGACAGGACTGTCTCGCAGATCCACGCCGACCCGAGGGCCGAGGCGCCGGCCGCCAGGGTGAGCAGCACCACCGCCCAGAGCAGGTTCGTGTCAGCGCTTCCGCTTTGCTGGTCGCTTTGCATTGGCCTTCTCCTTCTTGGGTTTGCCTACGATGCCGGCCTGCGTGGCCTGCAGCTTCTTCTTCGCGGTGTCCTCCGCCCACGCCACGATCTGCAGGGCCATGTAGCCCGACAAGCCGTTGAGCGCCCAGAGCATCTTCTTGTTCTGGATGTACTCCTCCAGGGCGAAGCCGGAGAGGATGGCCACGGCGCACGCGACGACGAGGTGGCCGATGACACGGCCGACACTCAGCTTCTCGTCCGTGAGGATGATCTTCACAGTCATGCCCATCATGCCCAGGAGCCCGGCGATGCCGGCCTGTTTCACTTCGGGCCCGATGTCGTCGGGGTTTAGAGGGGCGGCGCTCACGAGATGCGGACGGGGGTGGTGTGCTTGCCCTGCACGATGCGGCGGTAGTTCTCCTGCCAGAGGACGGCCGACACCACCTTGCCGGCTCGGTCCACTTCCTTCTCGCTCATCTCGGGGAAGGCGATGTGCAGGGCTTCGTGGGCCAGCACCTCCAGCTCGCGGCGGGGCGAGAGGCGAGGGTCAATCTCGATGGTCGGATGATTGGGGTCGGTCTCCGCCTGCCCCCACGCGCGCTCCTTGCCGAGCGGACGCCAGATAACCTTAACCTTCTTTGCTTTCTTGCGCGGCATCGGGGCAGGGAGGTTTGCGGAACTGCAGCCAACCGAAGACCAGGGCGACAAGGACCAGCACGCCCACGGCCGGCATGAAGTAGGGGGAGTTGAAGACGAAGGGCAGGGAGCCGATGGCGCCGCCGATCAGGAAGGCCGCACCCGCCCGGAGGTACTGCCCAAGGAGGGCCATGGCCAACGCCGCAAGGAAGCAGATGCCGGCGGCCACCGCGAAGGCGTTGCGGACCCCCTCCGTGCGGACCTGCTCGACCTCGGCCTTTAGCGCCGTGATCTGCTTGTTGGCGTTGTCCAGGGCGGCCTTGTTCTTGGCGGCGTCCTGCTCGGCCTTGGCGAAGTTGGCGTCGATGACGGCCAGCAGCTTGCGGCCAGCGTCCTCGGCCCGCTTGTACTCCTCGGCGTTCGCCCGGGCCACCCTGTTGCGCACGTAGTCGATGTGCTGCGCGTCGGCCTTGGGGAGGTAGGACGCGGCCACGCCGAGCTCGGCCTTCACGACCCCGGGCTTATCGGCGTTCTCGGAGGCCACCGCTATGCTGGCCGCCACCCGCTGGTCGGCCTTGTCGATTTGCGTGCCTAGCGTGCCGAGGTCCGCCGTGGGCGTGCCCGTGCCGGCGGTGTCAGGCGTAGGCGTGCACCCGGAGAAGGCCAGCAGGGTGATTACCAAAATCATGCGCATCGTATTCTGGTAAGCCCTGTTATTCGATTACTTGCCCTTGAGGGCGTCGAGCAGCTTGCGGCCTTCGGACTCGGTGGCCTTCAGGCGCTCCGCGTGGCGGCGGGCGAAGAGCACACCGGCAACGAAGCCGCCCAGCAGGGAGAGGGTGATGGCGATGAGGTAGAGCATAGGAAAGTTAACCGATAAACCAGACGTTCGTGTCGGCCTTGGTCAGGGCGGTCTTGGTTTGGTTGCCCCAGACAGTCGTGCCGTAGAGGGTGACGCCAGAGCCAGCGAACAGGTAGACTGTGTTCCCGTTGTTGAAGCACAGGTCAATCTTGGTGCCGATCGGGAAGGGCACCGAAGTGTCGTCGGGGACTGTGATGTTGCTTCCCGGGTATCCCGAAGCGCCGTTGACGTAAAGCACCTTGCCCGCGTCGGCCAGCACCAGGGTGTAGTCGGTGGTCACGTTGGTCACGCCGCCGCCGACGGCCACCCATGCGGCGTCCTTGCGGGCGTAGGTCGTGCCGTCGCTCGGGGCGTCCGACAGTTTGCCGGACAGAAGCTCGTCGGTCTTGGCCTTGTCGTAGAGCTGCATGGTTTAGAGTCGGGAGAGGAGGGCGGACAGTTGAGCCTCGAGCTCGGCGATGCGGTCGGCGTCGGTCTTGGGCGCCGGAATGTACGCCACGCTGACGAGATACTCGTCGGTCATCTCGGCGTTGCCTTGGACGATGCGCCCGTCCTCGCAGGTGATGGACAGGCGGTCTTCCGATCGCGTCCAGGTCAGTCCGTTTTGGTCGATGTAGGCCATGCGCTTTAGGTGTAGGTGATGATGATTGCGCGTCCATTACCACCAGCCCCGCCAGCGCCGCTGGTGAAGCCCGTGTCGGTGCCGCCGCCACCGCCACCGCCGCCACCGGGCCAGCCTCCAGCCGCACCAGCGCTTCCGGCAAAAGCGGTTCGATAATAGCCGCCGCCGCCGCCTGTGCCGCCGATGTAGGAGTTCGTGCTGGTTGTGCCCACAGTCGGAGCAACAGGCCCAGAGGGGTTGCCTCCGTTGCCCCCGGCGATGCTTACGTTCAAACCAGAGTTATTTAGGGCAAAGGCCATAGACCCACCGGCGCCGCCGGACTGGATGCCCGTTCCGCCAGCAAGGCCACCAGCGCCGCCGCCGCCGCCAGTAGGTGCATAGAATACGGACGTAGTCGTCACAGCGGTAGTTCCGCCGCCGGTGGCACCATTGCCGCCACCCCCGTTGAAGGACAAAGTGGTCAGCGCCAAAGACTGACGAGCTGCGCCAGCGGCTGCGCTGCCGCTTGAACCACCATTACCAAAGTTTCCGCTGACCGCGCGATAGTTCTTGAACGTCGTCTGGCCTCCCGCGGTTCCGTTGTTTCCGGTGGTAGTCGTAACTCCAGCCCCGCCATTTCCGCCCGCACCGACGACGACGGACTCGGTTGCGTTCAGTTCGGCGGGGTCAAGGATCACAAACAAGTGAGTCCCACCAGCGCCGCCGCCGCCTCCCGAACGGCCGATGCTTGTGGAATTGCACGAGCCAGATCCGCCGCCGCCGCCGCCGCTCCAGAGGTGCACGTGGACTTGCTTGGCGTTCGCAGGCTTAGTCCAGGTGAACGTGCCCGAGGTCGTCGACGTGCCAAAGGACTGCACGTTTGCGCCACCGCCGCCGCTCGGGGTCGCCCATGCGTCATCCCAGTCGGCGTTGGAGAGTTTAGTGAGCACCTGGCCCGTCGTGCCGCCGGCGGGGACGAGCTTCGTGGCCGGCTCCATGGCCGCCGTGCCGAGGCCGAGGTTCGTGCGGGCCGTCCCGGCGTTGGCCAGGTCGGAGAGATTCGACGCCTTGGCGAGCTTTGCGTCGAGACTTCCTTGGAGGTCTACCTGCGCCGAGAGCGTGCCGGTGATGTCGCCCCACGCCGTCGAGGTCACAGGGGTGACGCCGCCCACGTTGACCACCCAAGCCGAGTACGTGCCCGACCCGGTGTGGTGGTTGACGTCCACAGTCATCGCACCCGTGCCGGTGTTGTACGTCAGCACCTCGCCGTGCATGTGGTGCGACGCGTCAAAGGAGATCGTGACGTTCTGGGTCGGCGTGTACGAGAGGCCCGTGCCCACAGTCAAAGACTTGGTGCCGTTGCCGATGGTCAGCGAAGTCGTCGAGCTCGTCAGGTAGCGGTCACCGGGGACGATGGTCGCCCAGGTCGTGTCGTAGTTCGTGCCGCTCGCCTTGCTCAGGAATTGCCCCGTGCTGCCGCCAGCTGCCACGCCAGGGCCAACGGCGCCAGTCGCACCCGTCGCACCCGTAGCCCCAACGTCGCCGCGAGGGATGGTAAAGTTAAAGACAGCCGCGCTGGTAGTGCCGACGTTGACCACCGAGGCCGAGGTGCCCGGGGCTCCCGTCGTCGTGGTGCCAGCCGTGGCCGTGGCCGCCGTGCCCGCAGGGCCTTGACTGCCCGTGGCCCCCGTGTTGCCGGTATCGCCCTTGTCGCCCTTGTCCCCGCGAGGGATGGTGAAGTCAAAGACGGCCGCCGAAGAGGTGCCGGAGTTGACCACGCTGGCCGACGATCCAGCCGCACCCGTGGACGTGCTGCCCACCGCGATGGTCGCCGCCGCACCCGTGGCGCCGGTGTTGCCCGTGTCGCCCTTCAGGCCGGCAGGGATGCCGAAGTTGAAGACGGCCGCAGAGGACGTGCCCGCGTTGACCACAGTGGCCGCCGCCCCAGGGGAGAGGGTCGTGGTCGTGCCGACGGCGATGGTGGCCGCAGGGCCTTGGGCGCCCGGGGTGCCCAGCTCGACGGAGAGGACGGCCGGCGCCGTGGCCAGCACCGAGAGGGCCAGGGTGCTGTTGCTCCCCTCGACCTCAACGGACAGGGAACCCAGTACCAGCGAGGAAACGGAGATGGAGGACATGGTTTAGTTCGTCACCTGGTCGATGACAGTCAGACGGAAGGTGTCAGAGAAGAAGGTCGTGCCGCCGTAGACGAACTTGATGTCGCTGCGGGCGCTGCCGAGGGAGAAGCCGGCCGTGGTCGAGGCGGGGAGGAAGGCCACAAAGGACAGTCCGTCGCCGGCCATGGTGATCGTGCAGGGGTAGACCACGCCCGCTGAGTCGATGATGTCGGACGTGACAGTCGTGGTCAGGAGGTTCGCGGGGCCGCCGGCCGCCGGGGTGTAGGTGACAGTGCCCGAGTAGGTCGTCCCCCGCTTGAAGGTCACAGTGTTGCTCATCTTCTTAACCTTGGGCGGGGGTTAAACCTGCACAGTCGCCGCGCTGGAGTCCTTGGTGTAACCCGACCAGGAGCCCAACCAGTCATTAAGCTGGGGCTCGTAGTTGGGGGTGTAGGGGGCGATGTTGGCCACGTCCAGCCCCTGGAACTGAACGGGGTTGGCTAGGGATAGGGCGCCTAGGTGCATCTGCTCGACGACGAATGTGCCGCCCTCAAAGGTCAGGTCCGCGATCTTCCACTTCTGGCAGTTGTAGTTGTACTGCACAAGGGACCCGGTGTTCTGGATGGTCAGGTAGGTCGAGCCCGTGGGGGTCTCCACCTCAACCAATTCTTGGCTCTGGGTCTGGCGCACGATGATCTGCGGGTCGGAGCCGTTGAAGAAGTTGCTCTTGGTGTCGGCGTCGGAGCCGTCCGCGATGATGGCCAAGTAAGGCCAGAAGCCGTCCATGTCGCTCCCGCAGCCGATGATGTAGACGCCCCAATTGTCGGACCCGCCCTCGACGCTCGCCGGCTGGATCTGGACGTACCCGCCCAAGTCAACCAGCGGAGACTCGGCCGCAGTGGCGAAAGGGCCGACAGTCTTGGAGCCGTCGGGGAAGCAGTAGTACTTCTGCACCTCGGCCTGCCAGCATCCCCACGACCAGGCGTCGGAGTTGCGGGAACTCGTGAAGCGCACAAACCCCTTGCGGCACTGCACCCCGTAGCCCGAGCCGGTCTTGATGACAGTGACGCGGAACTGCTCCGGGTCGCCCGCGAGCTGCGGGTCGTCGATGGCCAGGGTGATGCCGGCCTGCCCGCTGGTCAGGTTATAGCCAAAGCCGGGTTGCATCAGAGCTCGGGATTGACTGCTCCGACCCATCCCTCGGCGTTGAAGCGGATGGTGTAGTTGATTTTCTTTACGTTCAGGCCGAAGTCCTCAAAGTTGACGCTGGCCAGCAGGAGCTGCGGAAGCGCGGTTCCCGAGCCAATTGGCGTGCTCAAGAAGGTCGAGCCAAGGTACTCGGGCAAAAGGTATGGCAGGTTGCCATCCCAGTTGCGAGTGCTCGACGAACGGCCTACGGCGTTTTGCATTTCGATAACGATGTCGCTGTCCGTGGTATAGATTACGCCGGAATAACCAGTCTGCGGGGCGAGGTAGGACTTGCGCCCATAGTAAAGGGGATACTGCGGGTCGAGGAAGCCTACGAATTGGCCACCCGTCTTCTGGGTGAAGTGCGCCCCGTTGGCACCTTTGTACAGGGTCGCCGCGTCGCTTGTCTTGGCTTTGAAGGTGCTTGCCTCGTAGATCGGGGCAGTGGCAGTCCCGGTGCCGACGCCTGCAATGGCCTCAGCGCCAATCGTAGCTACAAAGAAGTTGGGGTGTGTCTCAATTCCCTCGCTCGACGTGCTCACGGCGCCGCTGACGTTGGGGCTAGTCGTATTAGATGTAGCCCCTTCCGCCGTGTTATTGATGCCGACGTAATCGATGGTTACGTTGGCAATTCCGTTTCGGTCATAGGAAACCGAAAAGGTGTTGCTGAACATATACGTGTCAAAGGGCTCGACGGGATGCGGAAGCCCGCGCTCAAAGTCGGCCACGTTGACGGCGTAGGACTTGTCCATCTTGTACATGCAACGCCCGGTGAATAGGCCGTAGCCGTCCTGCTGGATGGTCCAGCCTGGCTGGAGTACGGGGGAAGATAGGTCGTTGCCTTTGTCGATGCGTGCCATGTTAAGCGGTATGGGTATAGTCCTTGTAGTTGACCTGGGAGGCCATGCCCCCCGTCTGGTCCTTGGTGAAGTCGCCCGGGCCGCCGGCGGAGGCCGCGATCACCGCCAAGTACTCGTTGGCCTGCTTCTGCAGTTCGACCTGCTGGTTGAGGATGTTCATCTGCGGGGAGTTGCCGATGCCGAAGACGCTGTTGTCGCCGGTGAACATGCCGGGCGGGGTGGCGCTCTTCTTCTTATCCTCCTCTGTCTTGGCCTTCTCGGCCGCAAGGGCCTTCTTCATGTCCTCCTGCACAATCTTGAAGACGTCCTCCTGGACGCCACGGAAGCGGGAAAACTCCTTCTCCGACATGGAGAAGCCGCCCGTCTCGGTGTCGATGCCTACGTTCTTTCGGAAGTACTCCTGGCCTCGGGGGTCGCGCTTGAGGAACTCCTCGACGACAACGCGCTTGGCCAGCTCCGCCTTCTTCTGCTCCTCCTCCGTGCGGATGTCCACCTGCAGCTTTTGGGCCATGTAGCGGGTAGTCTGTTCGACGGGGGACTTGTTCACGTCCTCAAACTTGACGCCGGCGGCGAAGTCCACCGCATCCTTGGCGTCCTGCCGCGCCTTCTCGATGGACTGGCTGATGAAACCGATAGCCTCGCGGATGAGCACCATCGGCGCAAGGAAGCCCAGGAACAGGTCCTTGCCGATTTCGGTGAACTTCTTGCCGATGGCGGCCGTCTGCTTGTCCAGTTCCGACATGGCCTTCTTGGCCTTCTCGGTCTGCTGTGGGACGTCGGACGTGCCCTTGATTTGGTATTCTACGACTTGGGCCATGGGTAGGTCTTCAACCTTGGGAAGTCGTAAAGGCCGCCATGGCCTCCTCCTCCTCCGTGGTCATCACGTTGACCTCGACCCCCTTGAGCCCGGAGAAGGCCGTGCTCATCCAGATGGCCTGACACTCGGGCATCTCCCACGCCCGCTTCTCGTCGATGCCGTTGGCGATCAGGTTGGCCACCACGTTGATGGCCCAGGGCATGCCCGTGCCGGTGGCCTTCTTGTTCTGGTCCGTCTCCCAAAACTTGGGCCAGTGCCCTTCCAGCATGTAGGTGCGGAAGTCCTGCGCCGTCTTGATGAACAGGTCGTCGTCCCTCTGAAGCCTCACCAGCGTGGCCTTGTCCTTGCCGGTGATGTCGTCCAGCGGAAGCTCCGCGCACGTCTTGATGGCGGCCAGCAGGTGCGAGAGGGTCATGTCCCCGGGCACGACGTAGGGCGACCCGATGGCGTGCAGGCGCACGCGGTACTTCAGGCAGAAGGGATAAACGACGTAGCCCAGGATGTTAACCTGGGCCGGGTCGGTGAAGGCGTTGATGAAGCGGGCGTCCATGCCCGCTAGTCTTAGACGTAGGACGCGATGGAATCAAGCTGGCGGAACTTGATGCTGACCCGGACGAAGTCCTTGTTGGAACCCTTCTCCGAGACACCTTCGATCACCCCGTTGACCTCGTTGGAGGGGCCCGTGTCGGTCTTCAGCTTCACAGTGATGGCCGCGCCAATCTCGGGCATGTCGGCCGTCTTGGCGATGCCTTCAACAGTGCCCGTCCGCTCGGGGTTGTCGTAGCGCAGGGTGACAGTCTTGCCGTCCTCGTCGGGGGCCTTGTCGTTGAGCTCGAAAACCTTGTCGCAGGACACCGACTGGCAGAGGAAGTTGGAGATGCCCGACTGAACGGCCACCCCGAAGAGTACAGTCACGCCTTTGAGTACAGCAGCCATAGGTAGTTCTTAACCTTGGGCGGGTGGTCAAGGCGCCAGGACGCACACCACCGAAAGGCGCAGGACAGTGGCCCACGACCCCGTCTGCTCGTCCAGCCCCTGATCTTCAGACACCACAGTCACGTCGTAGAGCAGGGCGTCGCCCTGGGTGGCGAACTGGGAGGTCATCGCGTCAAGGTCGGCCAGCGTGGCGACCATGGCGGCGGCCCGGGCTCGGTGGGTGGTCAGGGTGACGTCGTTGGCGTTGTCGTGCAGGACGCAGCGGACCTGGCAGTCGTAGTTGCCCAAGCCGTCGGGAAGGCCGTTGGGGGTGTTGGCCGAGTCGCAGACCACGACCACCTTGGGCATCACCGCGTCGGCCGTGCTGTCGCCCGGGTAGATGTTCACGGCGCTGAAGGTCGCTTCGGCCTGAAGCATGGCGACGAGGTTGCCCTCGACGATGTGGCGGATGGATGAGGTGCCCATGGGGTTAAGACTTTGCGTTATTGTTGAAATCGTCCACGTCCTTCTTCAGGCGGCGGGCAAGGTCAAGGTGCAGCTGTTTGTAGCGCAGGCCAATGACAGTCTCCTTCACGTCCGCTTCTGTGCTGACGTTGTTCATGTCGGCGATGCCGTTCCCGATGATCAGGTTGAGGTTGGACGGGGTTTCGTTAAAGTTGAAATACCCAGCATTGCCGGCGTGGACCTTGATGTAGTTGGCGATGCCACCCGTGCCGAAGTTCGTCTTGCCCTCGCGGGAGGAAGGCTTGGGCAGGCCCATCAGAATCTTATACCAGCCGGCCTTCAGGCGCCCGACCTTGGGGGTGCGGCTGGCGATGTACTCTTTGATTTCCTCGTCCGTCTCGACGAGGATCTTGTCGCGCCAGTTGGTCAGGGGCTGGAAGGGCTTCCCGTTCTGCTTAAAGCGGCCGCCAGCCTTAGCCAGGAGCATCTTGTGCACGGGGCGCAGGTCGCGCTGGTAGCCCAGGGTGCCGTACTCGGTGCTGCGCAGCTGGGAGCGGTTAAAGTAGTTCTTGGCCTTCTTGAAGGCACGCTCGTCGTCGTAGTCGTTGGCGATGGCCTGCAGGATACGGGTGCCGCGCTTCAGCGCCGTGCGGGCCGCGCCGTCGAGCAGGGCCCGAAACTCCGCCGGGTTGCCGTTCCTGGTCGAGTAGGCCAGCTTCTTGGTGAGGATGAGCAAAGGGGCGATGCCCTTGCGGTTGTCGGCCGCCACGTAAATCTTCCGCACGTCCGCCGCGATGGCCCGCTTGCCGGCCTTCTCGCCCGTCACAGTCAGGCCCCCCTTGCCGCCGGCGCCCATCGGGGGAGTCAGCATGATGGAGTCGCGGCACATCAGGGCGGCGTTCTTTAGGCCGATGTCCTTGATGGTTTCGCGGCAGGCAAAGGCGTAGCGGGTCATGGCCTCCTGGAATTGGGCCATGCTCTTCGGGCCGACAGTTAGCCGGACATTAATCACTGGTTGAGCAGGATGACCTGCAGAGTCACCCAGGCGCTCGGGCGCTTGTGGGTCTGGCTTACGATCCGCAGGCTCTTCCCGTCTACGGCAATTACTTTGCCAATCCCTAGGGAGGCGATGGGGGTCTGGTCCACGACGATGGCCGCCGAGGCCCCATTAGACCCGTCTGGGAGGCTCCAGGAGGCCGTTGCAGCGGGGATGCGGACAGAGTGCTGGGTCCGGTCCACAAAGCCCCCCTCTTGGAAGGACTGCGTCACCATCGGGTCGGAGATCAGGCAATGGAAGGTGATGGCCCCCGCGTTGCACGACCCGGACACCCCGAAGTCGGCCACCATCAGCTTGGCGTCGTCGAGAAAGGTGCCGTCAGCGTAAAGGCTCATGTTCGTCTTAACCTTGGGATGAGGTCAAAAAAAAGGGGCCCCCGTTAGGGAGCCCCAGTCGTCGGCGCTTGGCCCGCTATTAGGCGGACTTGATGCGGCGGAGGTTCGAGCGGCCCTTGGCAGCACCGAAGCGGATGGCCGCGGTGAGGTAGAGGATGCCGCCCGTGTATTCGGACTCGACCAGGACGGAGAGACCGCCGGAGGTGGCGACGCCGGAGTTCGGGGCCATGGACCAGACCGAGCCGGTGCCGATGCAGATGGCGTCCTTGGCGGCCGCGAAGCCGACGAGGTTTTCGCCGTTGGCCGGAAGGCCGGCGTACTGCATGACCTGCAGGGTGCCGATCTGGCCGACGATGCCCGTGCGGACGACGCTGTTGTTGCCCTGGGTGTTGAACGCCGAGGTCAGCTTGGCGTCCTTGCGGAGCGCGCCGATGTAGGAGGAGTTGAGGACGAGGCCGCGCTGTTCCGGGGCGAGCAGGTCGTCGAGGGCGGTGTCGAGGTCAACCACGTCATTGTAGTCGAAGTCGGCGGCGGCGATGACGATGTTGCTGGAGTAGTTCGCGTTGGTCACGAGGGCGGCAACGGCGGCGTTGGCGCGCTTCACGATCTTGGCGACGGCCTCTTCGCGGAAGGCGTTGATGACACCCTCGGCACCCCAAGCGGCGAGCTCGGAAGCGTCGAAGCTGCGGGTGGCGTGGTAGTGGACCAGGTTCACCGAAGCCTTGGTGATGTCGGCGTCGCCGGTCTGGCGGTAGCCGCCGTCAGCCTTGGAGAAGGTGATCGCGTCGTCGCCCGCCACGAAGGGGACGTCGATGGTGATGCCGCGGTCCTCGGTGCTCTGCGCGAGGGTCGTGAACATGTCGAGGACGGGGAGCTTCGGGCGCAGGTCGGCGACGATGATGTCAGCGAGAGCGGCCGGGGCGATGTCGAAACCGGAGTTAGCCATAGGTGTGATTAGTAGGGATTAGGGATGAATGAGGGGGAAAGGTTACTTGACGCGGCCAAAGAGGATGGCGGCCTTGTGCTTCTGCAGGAAGGCCACGCGCTCGGCGCCGGGCTTCATCGCGGCATACTGCTCGCGGACCTGCTCGACAGTGAGGGCGGGGGCTTCGGCCTTCTCGGCGGCCACGGGGGTCGTGCCGGTGGAGGCGACGATCTCGGCGGCCTGCTTGGCGGCGGAGACGTGGGTCAGTTCCAGGGCGGCGACCTTCTCGGCGAGGGCGGCGACTTCGGCGGTGAGTTCGCCGATGCGGGCATCCTTGGAAGCAATGTCAGCCTTGGCGGCGGACAGTTCGTCGGCGGCGCCGACAGTCAGCTTCTCGACAGTGGCACGCAGGTCGTCGCGCTCAGTCGTGAGGGCGAGGGCAACAGTGCGCAGCTCGGAGAGTTCAGCCTCGGGAGTCAGTTTGCTCATGTGTTCTTAAACTTGGAGATGTGGTCAAAGGTCAGAAGGCGGCGAGGGCCTCTTCAAACGAGTCGGCCAGCCCGGTGACGAGCCCAAGGCGCACGGCCTCGCGGCCTGAGAAGGTGCCGCCGGTGAAGGCGTCCTGCGAGACGTTGACACGGGTGGCCTTCACGGACTCCTGGAAGTCCTGGGCGATGCCGTCAACCTGGCGCTGGAGGTCGGCCACTTGGGCCTCGGTAAGGGACGTGCCCTCGATGCCTGCACCCTTGAGCGGGGACTGGCTGGACTTGATGACCACCATCCGCACGCCTGCGTCGGCGTAAGCCTTGGAGTAGTCAGGCACGACCATGTAGACGCCCACGCTGCCGATGGAGCCCGAAGGCATCGCGACGAAACGATCGGCGGCGGCGGCCAGCCACAGGGCGGCCGAGTTTGCTTCCTCGCCGTAGGCCATCGTGGGCTTCTTCATGCGGCGCATCTTGTTGGCGAGCTCAGGCACTCCGGCGACAGTCCCGCCCGGGGAGTTGACGCGGAAGGCAATCTTCTTCACGGCCGGGTCGGCCTCCATCTCGTCGATAGCCTTGGAGATGGCCAGCACGTCGGCGGCGCCAAGCATGCCCTCAAGGGGCGAGATGCCGCGCCCAATCGGGCCATCGATCGGGATGACGCCCTTGCCGTCGGGGGTAACGTAAGCCTCCGGGCGGGCGCCCAGGAGCTTCGACAGCACGTCGGAGAAGCCGTACTTGTCCAGGCGGCCGGCGTAGTCGCTGGCCTTGGTGGGGTCGATAAGCAGGGGCTCAAGGCCCTTGAGGCCGTTGGAGAAGATGAGTTTCATGGGTTAAGAGTTGGGTTCTTCTTCGGAGTCGTCTTCCATGTCGTCGCTTTCTTCGGGGACGGCCGACGTGCCGGACTCCGCTTCGTCCTCGGCCTCGTCCTCTGGGCTTTCTTCCGCTTCCTTGGCGGGGGCCTGCATGTTGGCGAAGCGCTGCATGGCCTCCTCAAAGGCCACCTTGCCGGCGGTTGCGGCGGTCACTTCCTTGGCGTAGAGGATGTCCTCGACGAGCTCGGAGAAGGTCTTGCGGAAGTCGCCGCCCCGCTTCTTGGCGATTGCGGAAAAGGACGTCAGGCCGGCACGCAGGTCCTCGCGGTCATTCGCGCTGTCGCGGCCGTTGTCGATGCTGGGGCTCTGGGGAACGCTGAACTCCACGTCCGCCCACTTCGGGTCGTCGGGAAGTTCGCCGGCGGCGATGGCCGAGCCGATGCGCCACTGCCAGTCTGGGATGAGGTAGCAGTCGTGAAGCATGCACTGCTTGTCGCCGACGTAGCGGTCCGCCTTGCCGAGCACCATGCGTACTAGGGCGGAACCCGCCTTGCTGCCGTCGTTTACCACCTCGTAGGGTAGGCCACCCGCCGCGATCATGCGGGCAAGCACCGCGTTAAACATCTCCATGCTCTGGCGCGGGAAGTTGGGGGCAACGCTCTTCAGGTCTTCCCCTGGTTCCAGCACCAGGAGCTTGCCGCCCATCTGGGCGCCGATGTTGCCGAAGTCCGACGACGCGGTGCCGTTCAGGTCGGCCGCCATGCTGTCGTCGATAGCCCCGCCGTTCTTGGTGAGGATGGAAGGCACGTCCGTGACCTGCTTCGTCGCACGCTTCTCGAGCTCGATGATCTCGGTCTGGTCCTGCATCGAGTTCAGAGCGTGGGCCATCGGGGGCAGGCCGTGGGCGCCGCTCGCCCGCTTGAAGTCGGCGATGTGGAAATAGGTGCCGGACTTCTTGAGCTCGTACTGTCCCTCGCCGAACTGCACCCAGATGCCGATGACCTCGCCGTACTTGCCGAAGACGAAGCCGTCCCACGTGTCGGGGGTCACTTGGTTGGGCATCGTCGGGTTGACCACCCGGTGGCCTTCGATGATCTGCGTGGTCGCCTTGCCCTGGGCATCGGTGACCTTGAGGGCGAAGACCTCGCCGTCCACCGCCCAGGTGTTGACGATGATGCGCTGGAGCTGCTCGCCCGTGTAGCGGCCGGTGATGTCGGCCTTGCGCGTGGCGCGGTAGTAGTAGTCCTCGTAAAGGCGGGCCTTCACAGGGTCGGACGCGTGGCTCGTAGGCTTGGAGCCGTCCCCGACCACGTACATCACCATGTCGTTGACGTACTGCACCATGGACGGGTAATTCTTCTCCGCGTAGCGAGCCTTCTGCAGCAGTGACTGGCGATCGTACTGGCTCACGTCCTTGCGGGCGTCCTGCGGCGTCGAGCCGTACCAGGCGCGGCGGGCAAACGACATCCCCGCGTTCTGGAAGTTCGACGACCAAGCCTGCGCGGCCTGCGCCTTCGGAACCCCCTGCGCGCCGGCGGCGGGCTTCGGAACTTCGACGGCCTTGATGGTCTTCTTGCGGGGGGGCATAAATTAGAAGCTGCGCGCGTCCCAACGGACGGCCACGACAGAAGTCCGGCGGAAGGCCGCGTACTGCTGAGGGTCGAGGTTGTACAGGGCATAGCCGACCTCGTCCAACATCTCCTTCGGAGGGAGGGCCCACTGCTTGGAGACGCTCGACCCCGAGTCGGAATAAGACACCACGTTCAAACCCTGAGTGATCGCGGCGACGGCCTTGGCCTTGATGGCCAGCAGCTCGTCTTCCGTAAGTCCGATGAATAGTCCTTGGGCCATGGTCAGTTCTTAACCTTGGGCTGGGGGTAAAGAGGGGACTGGCCGACGTGTTCCATGCACCCGAGCGCCGCAAGCCATTACAGCACCCCAACAACGCACCATCGGCCAGTCCTGGAGCAAAGGTGCCAACACTAGGAGAAAGGTCAAGTCAGGCATCGAGCGGCGCGGCCTCCCCTGCCCCTTCCCTCCCGACGATACCCCAGCGGACCGCCACCAACATGGCCAAGAGCTCGCAGTCCAGGGCGTGGTTGTCCTTCTTGCCGGCGGGCAAAATCCACTGAGGTTTCCCCGTGCGGGAGTCGCGGACCCGGACCTCGGCGTTCATCTGCTCCACGTAGTCGGCCACAGTGTCGCGGGCGTAGGTGTGCACCTTTCGCACCCGCAGTCCGGACAGTAGGTCCTTGCCGGCGAGGTTAGACCAGACGATCAGGCGGGCGCGGTTGGCCTGCCCGGGCACCACGTAGCTCTGCACGTCGGAATAGAAGCGCTTGCTGGTCTGGCCGTCCCGCCCTTTGACAGTGAAGTCATCCTGGCCCGAACCCTTGGCGCACTTCCACCCCCGCTTCGCTGTCTCGGCGTAGACCACCTGCGCGTTGTCGCCGGCATCGACGACGACCAGGGCACGATGCACCCCGTGCGCCTTGGTGAAGTTCTCGACATCGCCCCAAGTCTCGAGCCGCGCGAAGGCACGCAGGCGACTGTGCCCGGTCTTGCTCCAGCTGCGGACAACCCCAAAGAAGTGCCCGCGCTGACAGTCGATTCCCGCCGTGCGGAAAGGCACCGACCCCTGCGGCGCATCCTTCTTGTCGGCCAGCGTAGCCTTCGGGGTGATCATGGCCTCGGCCTCCCATTCGTCCGCGAGGGCGTAGTCGCTGGCCGTGGCGGCCGTCACCATCGTGCCCCCATCGTCTGACCAGGGCAGGGCGAGGTACTTCTGCTTGAAGATGCGGCGTGGCTCCTCGTCGCCGTAGGTATCGCTGGCTTCCTTGGCCTTCAGCATGTCCACGCCCAACGACCCCCAGCTCGTCGAGGCTAGCGCATTGACGTGCAGGCCGACCCAGCCCCGCTTCTGGCTGACAGTCATAGGCACGAACTCCCCTTCGGCGTTGCACCTGATCCGCGTGTCGTTGGTGTCGGGCAGGCGGGCCGCGCACTTGGCGCACTCGTATGTCGTGCCGTCCTCGACCTTGCGATGGTCCCAGCCGGCGTCCGTCTTCGCATCGTCGGGAAACCTAACCATCTCCCAAACCCAGGGCTGGAGATGCCCGCAGGCCACGCACCTGAACTGCCATTCCCGCTGGTCTGTCGTGCCGTACAGGTTCGCGAAGTCGTCGCCCACTAGACCGGGCTGGCTCGCGTACAGCTTCTTGCTCGTCCACTCGTACGCCTTCGTGCGTGCCATCGACTCCTGCAGGGCGCCCTTCTTCCACTGCCACAGCTCGTCGCCGAAGACGTAGCGCGTCGAGATGCGCTGCAGGTCCTTCTCCGTGCCTGCCGAGTTGTTGTAGACAATCGTGCCGTCGGCGAAGTCGATGGTGTCGCTCTTCGCGTTGTCGTTCGGCGAGAGGATGTCTCGCACCGCCGGCACGACGTTGAAGATGGGACGCAGGTAGCGGAGGGTGAAGTCCTTCGCGTTGTCCTGGTTGTCCATGTAGATGACCATGTTGCCCCGATCGTTGGCCATCAGGTGCGTCGCCAGCAGGCGCATGGTCAGGGTCTTTCCGCACTGGATTGCCCAGGGCATCACCATCACCCGCGTCGCCGGCTCGCTGAAGATGCGGATGGCGTGCGCAATCCACGGCCAGCGTTCGGGCCGATACCCGCCCTTGAAAGGCGAGTCGGGAATGTTGGTCACGTTCTTGGCAAGCCACCGCACCGGGTCGGCGTTGTCGGGCGGGCTCAAAGCCTTGCGGCCGATGGCCAGCAGCTCGGCGCCGTTCACTGGCTCAGGTCCTCCCGCGTCTTCCGCACCCAAGCCGCCAAGACCTCCATGGCCTTCGGCGGGTCGTTGGGGTTGCACGACTCCCCGATCTCCGCCGGCATCTTGTCCAGGCGGGCGATGACCTCGCCGACGATGCGGAGCATGGCCTCCTGCGCTTCGCTGGCCTTGATGTAGTCGCGGGCCAGCAGGGCGCGGCGCTCCTGCTCCTCCTCCAGCGCGATCAGGGTCTTCAGGCTCTGGTTGTACGCGGTCTGGTACTTCCCCTGGTTAGGGTCGCCCATCTCCATCGCGGCCTCCCACACCCCACGCGCCCGACCGACCAGCCCCCGGTGCTCCTCGATCGTGTCGGCCAGGCTGCCATCGTCGAGCTCGGCGACCTTGGGCTTGGGCGCTCCCCGCTTCTTCGCGGCCGTCCGCTCTTCGCGCCAAGCCTTTGCCGCGTCTACGCTGTCACCGGGCATTCCCTCTTTGAGCAGAATCGAAACGCGCTGCGTGGTCAGGCCCAAACCTGAGGCCAGTTCTTTGAGCTTTAACGTCATTTTTTGCGGGGGGCTCGGTCAACCGATGAAATTCGCGGAAAAGAGGCTCTTTTTTTGGACGGGGTGTCGGAGCCA